CACGCTGGTTATCTCATACAGCGCGTTCCAGTTGACGTGCAGGGCGAATCCTCCGAACTGTGCATAGTCGTTGGCAACGGCGTTCAGGACGTCATCAGCCCTGTCGCCGCGCTCATTGACGATAGCCTTAAAGAACTCACGCTGACGGAATCCGCGACCAAACAGAAAGCGTCCGTACTGCTCCACGCACGCGCCGCCGGTGATAGATGCACCGACCACCTCCTGCAGTTTCTGCGGGTAGTCGTTCTGCTCACCATAGACCTGTATGTGGTATATCCTGTCGTTACGTGTGCGTAACTGCTTTTCCGTTTTCAGCGTTTCGAGTTTCATCGCGTTTACCTCCTTCTGTTACGGGGGTTCTTTTTCAGGGGTGCTGCACTCTGCTCGGCCTCAATGCCGGAACGTATTGCCAGTTCCTCCCAGTTGGGCGGGAGCTTATAGAACAGCTTGGCGCAGTCCGGGTGTGTACGCAGGTGGTACAGGGCCAGTTCATCGGTTATATTCAGTTGTGTGACCGTTTTCTTCGGGTCGCCGTGCGGATCGATGAGCAACGCTCCGGCGCGTAGGTCAAACTTCTTGTCTTGCATAGCTTTCAATGTTTTAGTGTCGGTTCTCATAATTAGGATAAAGGCATCAAACCAGCAATCGCCACAACTCTTGTTGAGTTTGGTATGGTAGATGCTCACGTAAAGACGCTCCGTTGTATTTCGGAAGTCCGTATCGGAAGATATCAGTTCGCGCACCTCGGCGGAACTGATACCCTGATACTTGGATTTATACTCGTCAATCGTCATCATAGACGTGCGAGGATTAGGATGCGGCGCAAAGGGCCTCAATCATTGTCAATGTTGCGGCGAGAGAGTTGGTGTACACGCTCTTGGGGATTTCGCTCTCGTAAGCTCCCTCCTCGCTGCCGAGGGTGATAGCGTAAGCTACACCGTCGTTGTCGGCAGAGTTATGCTCGATAGCGGTAGCCACAAGGCCGTTCTCTGCACCCAGCAGCTCAACGGTAGTCGGCTCATCGTTCTGGTCGCGATTGATGATGATAGCAACGTAACGGCCGTTAGCCATCTTGTTGATGTCATCCTTCAACGTCTGTGTGCGGTCAAAGGCACGCATGATGATCTGATGAGCAAAGCTGCTGTTGTATGTACCTTTCTGCAGGTTGCTGCTTGACTCAAATGCCTTCTCGTGAGAGGTGAACTTGCTGGCCTTTGTTGCGCCTGCGAGTGTGATAGCGCTAATAACACCGCTTACCTCGGTGATAGTGGCGGCTTTCCAATCGTCAAAGTTGATGATTATAGCCTCACCCTTGATGCCGGCAACGGCGTTACGGCATGATGCCATCTGCAGGTTGCCTGTAATTTTACTGCAATTCATATTGAAACGTTTTTAGTGGTTAATGTTCGATAAAAGAAGGGCGGGACGGCGTTGGTGAAAGTACACTCGCCATCCCCAGGCCCTTGCAAACTCTTACTCGGCGTAGATGAAGAAATCGGGGTTAGCGATCTCTGCATCGGCCTTATCCTTAAGCAGGATCTTGGTGCGACGCTCATCCTTGTTATACCAAATCTCGAAGTCACCGTACATACGGCCTTCGTTCGGTGTACCTACGGCAAGTACCGACTTGATTGTCAGCAGAGCGCGGTGAGGCTTGAAGAAAGTAGTACCGAGGTCGTTGTACGACTGGATCATCTCATCCCAAATACCCAGAGGTACAACGGGGATGCCGAGGAAGGCAAGTACCTGCACACCTTCAACAAGGTTGACGTATGTGCGGTCAATGCCCTTACCGATAAGGTACTGCTCGTAGGCATCGGCGATAGACTGGGTAACGAGGAACTTCGGACGGTTCTCGACGTTGGTATCAGCCTTCATGTTACGCAGCTTGAGCGGAGCTTTGTACCACATAGCGGACAGCAGATTGAATGCACGCTCGGGTGTCATGTAAGCCATCTGCTCGGCCTTTGTTGACTGGCTGTTTGCGTCGATAGTGATACCGCGCTTGTCATCCTCGGCAACAAGGGCACGGAGCTGCTTGAACAGACCATCGATGATATCGAAGTAGCCGGTATCTACATCCTCGGTGATGATACCACCGCCGTTCACCTCCTGTGTTGCGCCGGTCTTGGAGTAGTAGGTCTTACCCTCCTGTGCCACGCCGGTAGCGGCATCGGCAGCCAGGTAAACGATAGTGCCGTTTGACAGTGTGCATTTGGTTGCGCCCAGAGTACCCTTTGCGACACCCATATAGACTGTACCCTCAATCGGGGTAATCTTATGCTCGGTGTCCTTTGAGTAGTAGGTGTGACCCTCTACGGCTGTGCCGGTTGCGGCTGTCGGTGACAGATAAACGACTGTTCCGTCAGCCAGGGCGCACTTAACCTTGTTAGAGGCGGAGCTGGTCTCATAGACAGTGCCTACGAGAGCCTCGCCGGTGGTCTGCTCGGTAACGGCTGCGGTGGGAACGGCGGTGAGGCTGGCAACGGCGGCTACGGGAAGGGTCTCGAAGTCAACGTTTTCAGCATCGGTGTCGTTCATCCATATGAGGCGGTACATAAACTTATAGACAGCACCTACCAGCACCTCAACTACAATGTTCATGTAGTCGGTATCGGTCAGGTCGTCCACGTTTGTGCCGGTACGCATGGAGTACACTACCATAGTGTCCTTCAGGTCGTTGGCGCACTCGCCCAGATAGATTTCCCACTCCTTTGGCTTCCACAGCATCTTGCGTGTGCCGATACCCCACTCCTGGAGTTCGGGATCACAACCCTGGCCCTTCTTACCGACAAGGCCGCCCTGTGTGATGAAACCTACTTCCTTGTTATACACGATACCGCCCCACATCTGATGTATGGCAGATATCTCGGGCAGACGCTCGACACCTTCATAGACAAGCTCGTTGATGTCACGGATCTGCTCGGCAGTGAATGTGAACTTCGAGAGATCGAAGTTAATGTTTGCTTGTGGCATAATTCTATTGGTTTTAGTTGGTTGTTACTTCTTTTCAGTCCAGCCCAGTTTTTCGCGGCACTCGGCCTTGCGCTCCTCGCTGGTCTTTTCTACGTTCTCCTTACCCTCACCGGCGGACTTTCCGTTCATGCGGCTGCCCGGCTGGTAATGACTACCTAACTGGCTCTTAAGGTTCTTGATTTCCTCATCGCGGGCGGCGACGGTGTTCTGTGCCTCGGTGAGCTGTGTCTGCAGGTTGTCACGCTCGGCGGTCAGGTTATTCACCTGCTCGGTCTGTGCGTCACGTTCTGTAATAGCGTTATCACGCTCGGCGGTCAGTGTATCTATCTGTGCCTGGGCGTTCTGTTTCTCACCCTCCAACTCCTTGATACGGGCGTTCAGGGTTTCAATCTCATTGGCGGGAGCGGCCTGTGCGCCGTTCTGCTCGCCTTCTTTCTCTGCCTGTTCGCCCCTCTTTAACAGGGCGTCCAGTGCTTCTTTCCAGTTGAACATATTTTTCTGTTTTTGATTGGTGTTGTACTCGTTGATAGCACCGATAAATCCGTGATCCAGCATATACTGCGCATCACGTATCTTTTCCTCGGCCATAGCAGCCGCAAGGTCATCGCGGTTATAGCCGGTACGGTCGGCGTAAATGTCAATGATACGCTCCTGTAACTCGCGCATTTCCTCGGCGTACCTCTCTACGGCTGTAGTCGAGCCACTAACGCCGCCTTGTACTTCGTGAATAAGGAAGGATGAGTTAGGGTTAGCGGTACGCTGACTCTTGGGTGCAGCCAGCAGCAGAACGATAGCCATTGAATGACAGTCACCCTCTACGTTACAGTAGATATTACGGCCTGAAGTGCGCAGGCAGTCATAAAGAGCAAGACCCTCCGATACCAGACCACCGTCGCAGTGTATCTGTAACTTGATATCCTTCTCGTCAGGGTTTTCGTTCAGCAGGTTCTGCAAGGTCTCCAGCGTGAACGGATGATCCATACCGAACCACTCGTATATCCACGCATTGCTTTCCTTGTCAATTACCTCGTGTAGTTTGATTTCCAACATATACGTATTTGTTTTGGTTGATTCTTTTGCTCTGTAAGCGACTTTCTTTGTCCGCGCCATACATTTACCCGCCGAGGAAGAGAAAATGCAACAGGCAGAAAGGAAACCGCCTCTCTGCCTGCAAAGTAAAGTTACCACGTTACTATTTCGGTGGTAAATGTAAATACCATTTCAAAAAGGCATCAAACCTTTGTATTCAGCCGCCGTATTATCTTGCGCACGTTTTCATCCGACATATAGAACTTCTGCCCCGTCAGGTCGTAGGCATCCATCTTGCCCGTATGCTCGCACTGTTCCAGGAAGTAACGGTATATGCGCAAGGAACGCCGCCACTCCGGCGTGATGATACCGACCTTCACCAGACGGTTGAACTGCTCGGTATCAATGGTCTGCAGTAGTTCGTATATCGTCATTGACGTGTCAGTTCATCCAGGTGTACTACATTATCCTGTGCGTCGCGTAGCTCGGTCAGAGAAAGCCATACCTGTAAGTTCTTCATTTCCTCGGCAACACGCTGACCCACAACCTCACCCAGACGCTCGTAGTCAATCTCTATCTTACCGGCTGTTACCCCGGATGCTCCGGCACGGGCCTGCGCCTCACTGTATCGCAAGGCATAGCCGGTATCGGGTATCGCACCGTAACGGGTGACGTTGCTAATGATACTATCCATGCTGCTGTTACGCACCTCATCCATAGCCAGGCGGCGGATATCGGTTTCACGTATCACGTCACCTATGCGGAAACGGATATCATTATTGCTACCCGGCAATATCTCGCTATTGCGTGCGATAGATTCAAGGAGGGTATCAATATGTTTAATCTCGGTCTGTTTTGTTTCACGCTCGGAACGTATCTTCTCTATATCAGATATTTTACGATCCTGCTCCCGTGTCAGTTCCTCCTGCTCCGTATCATGCTCGGTACGCGCCTCTATCTCGTAACTGTCACGGTTATGCAGAACAGCCTTGTCTATCTTGCTGGTGAGTTCCTGCGTTTTCTGCATCTGCTCCCGTGTCAGTTCCTCCTGCTCCGTATCATGCTCGGTACGCGACAATTCATTATCGGTTATCTGCTTGACAGCATTCTCAATCCTGTTTACTTTCTCATCACGTACTGTTGATACCGAACGTGTCTGTTTATCATCCTGTTTATTGTCGTAGGATAGGTTATTAGTCGGCATAGGTGACGGTCTGTTTCCTTTCTTCTTACCAATATAAGATATCAGGTTTAGGAGTTCCGGGAACGCCTTTGCTGGCTGTGCCGCAACGACACGCTCGTCACCTTCGGCCTCGATCAAAACACCGCCCTGTTCATGTTTCGCGCCCTTTATCTTACCACCCTTGCGTGCTTTCGGCAGTGGCTCGGATAGTACCGCACCCAGTTGCAGCGCACCCATAGCGGCAGCTACGGCAGTCAGGGCAACGGTGCTGACACCGAAGTCCATCTTCGGCACTTCGGCCCATATCTTCATTATGGCGGTAGCCGTGTTCAGCGCAATCTCAAAGACGGATAACGCCTTCTGACGCTCGGCCTGCTTACGTGTTTCTTCGGCTTTCTTTGCAGACAGGTCGGCATCAAGTTTTGCTACCTTATCGTCATACTGCTTTTGGCTTATGAGGCCGGACTTCAAACGCTTATCCAGCGCGGCCTTTTCCTGCTCGTTCTGCTGCTCGGCCTCCTGAACACGGGTGTTGGAGTAGTTGGTGGCGATATCGTTCATGCTGCTGAATAATTCGCCTACCTGCGTCAGATATTCGTTCATGCGGTCTATCTTGGCCTGCATATGTTCGCTCTCCAGGGCGGCAAGCTGCTCCTCCAGTTCAGCGCGTTTAGCGGCACTGGCCTTGTAAAGCTCCATTTCCTGCTCCAGATAACGCTTGCGTATCTGGTACTGCTGCTCGGCGTTCTGCCATGCCAGCTTAAGGTCGGTGTTTAGTTTCTCGGCTCGTTTCTCGGATTCCTCCTTCAAACGCTGTTCCTCCTCCTTCTTTGAACGCTCACGTATGGCCTTGATCTCGCGTGCCTCCTTCTGCTCCAGGCCGACACGATAGTAGCTGGCCTCCTCGTAGGTTAGCAGGCCGTTCTTTACCATAGCATCAAGCCCGGCGTAGAGTTCCTGGTACTGTTCCTTCACAGCTTTTATCTCAACACCGAGGTCAACGCCCGACAAGGCTTTTGTCACCTTCTCGGTTATCGTCGTCAGGTGTTCAACGGCGTTCTGCTCCTGATCCTTGTAGAATGTCTCGCTCTCTATTTCCAGAGCTTTAAGACCGTTGCGGTATTCCTCACCCGTTATCTGGTCGTACTGGAGCTGTATGCGCAGTTTCTCACGCTCATAGGACTGTTTTTGTTCAAAACTGCGTTTCTGCCATTCCTGCTCATGCTGCCAGCGTTGTTCCTCATTCTCCTGCTCTGTCAGCGAGGCGTCATTATAGTAGCGTTTCTGCTGGGCGAGCATAGCTGAATAAACCTTCTGGTTACTTTCTAACTCTTTCAGTGCGACCTGTGATGCTTTCTTCTTTTCAGCATCCGAAAGCACCTTCGCATCAGTACCTCCATCATCCGTTCCGCCTGATCCGGCTGTACCACTTGCCTTCTCGCGGGCTTTCTGTATCTTTTCGTAAGCCTGTTTGAGTGCCTGATAGTTATTACGTATAGTATTTATCTCTATCTCGGCGTTAGCCTTTATCTGCTCCAGGCGTTTCTTCTCGCGCTTATCCTCGGTTGCCGATATCTGGTGGTTCATGGACTTGATGATACGCTGCTGCTCATTGGCACGCTCCTGCATAGAACGTGTTTCCGTTTCGTACATCGTCTGCAGTGCGTGTTCTACATTGATACCCTTTTCTTCGGCTACCTTCGCGATTTCCTCATAGCTGACGGTGAAGTTCTGTACCAATGCCTCAAAGTCACGGCGGGCCTTGCCTTCAGGATCAAGCCTGTCGGTCAGTATGTTTATATCGTCAGCTAATCCCCGGAAGAACTTGGACAGACGACCCTCACTATTCAGTACTGCCAATTCAAATCCCTCCCATGCCGATTTAAGCATCTTGATTGCACCTTCGGTTGTTTGCAGACGTTCCTCACGGATACCGATAGCGTAACCATCCACATCGGCGAGTTTCTTGTTTAACTCATCAATGGCATCGGCGTTCTTCATCAGTGACGTGAATGCCGCCACGCTACGTTTATCTGTCAGTTCCAGAGCCTCGGCTACGTCAATGCCACGATCTTGCAGTTCCTTCAAGCCGGCTACGAGTGACGGTATATCCTTTACGGGCTGGCTTAAACTCTTAGCGAGGTCGCTGCTGCTATCAGCCAGTTTCAGCAATATGTTACGTGTAGAGTTTGCCGCCATGCTTGCATCCATACCCACGTTCACCAATGAGCCGAGTATGGAAACGACGCCCTCCAAATCAAAGCCCATAGCGTTTGCTACGGGTGCGACCTGTGCCAGTGCGGTGCGGTACTTATCAAATGAAAGCGCACTCTCATTAGCTCCTTTTACCAGCACATCTACAACGTGACCGGCCTCGCTGGCATCTTTACCAAACTGACGCAGTACCGAGCCGGTAAGGTCTGCGGATTCACCCAGACCTGCGTCAAGGTCAGTAGCAAGAGCCAGTACCGCGCCGGACATAGCACGTATCTGCTCGGCTGTGAATCCCAGCTTGGCGAGTGCAATCTGCAACTCAGTAACCTGGGAGGCGGTGTACTCTGTCGTACGTCCGAGTTCCTTCGCGTGATTGGTCATCGCCTGCATCTCGTCATTCGTCAGGCCGAGTATCGTCTGGAGGTTCTTCTGCTGCTGGGCGAACTCAATATTTGTTTTGATTACTTTGCTTACAGCCCTGATAAGACCTGTCACAGCAGCGACTACGGCGGCGATCCAGCCGACCATTGCCGTCCACCCGGCTTTTGCCTTCGTAAAGAATCCTTGCTGTGTAGCCTCCTGTTTCTCCTGCTCACGGTTAAGGTTCTCCAGCTCTCGGGTTGTCTTCTGTACGGCACTGGCCTCGGCATCCCATTCCTTCGTCCCCTCTTTTAGCGTTCCGAGCCTCTGCAGGTGTTGGCGTAGCATCTCGTTCAACTCCTGAACGCCGGACTTGTAGTTACCCACGTTACGGGTATAAACACCATACGCCTGCTCCAGCGTTGATACTTTGGTGTTGAGTTGGTTTACAACCTCCTGCTGGCGTTTGTATTCATCCGTCAGTTCGCCTCCGGCAATCTTAATCTGGCGCAGTTTGTCCTTCTCGACGGATAGCTGCGCAGCCATACCTTTGAGGGTGTCCTTGTA